TTCGCCCTTGGCAATCCTGCGCAACAACGCAATGGCGTTGTCGTAGCGGCCGCGTCGGTGTTCGGTGGCGGTGTCCGCCTCCGGTGACAGCACATGAAAGGCGATGTCTACCGCCAGCTTGGTCAGGATGTGGGGCACCTTGGGCAGCGGCAGTTTGTACTGCTGGCCCACGTAGGTGTCGATCTCGGCATCTGCATCCAGCAGCGCCTTGTCGACAACGTCCGTATCCATCTGGCCGTCCCGGTCCCGATCGGACGCCACGAGAACGGCGTCGTTCCCGAAGCGGTCGATCAGATCTTGGAGCGTGGCGTAGACAGCCATATCAGTCTTCCTGGCCTACCGGGCGAACGGCCAGGCGCGGCTCTTCCATGATGGCCTGCAGCTGCTCTTCGGTCAGCTTGCGAACATCGATGATTTGCTCCCTCGGGCTGAACTCGAAGCCGGCACGGCGGAAGCGGGGTGTCATCGCCTTCACCGCGATGCGCTTGACCTCTTCTGCCTCTTTCGGTGCGTCCGGGTCCGGGCTTGCCTGGTTCTCCGATTGCGCTTGCGGATGCTGGGTGTCGTCATTGTCGCCCCCGTTATCCGCTGATGCGGCCTGCTCACTTCCTGCTGTGTCCTTGGCCTCGGTGTTTTCCTTCACCTCGGTGCTGCCCTTAACGTCGGCGCTGTCCTTCACCTGGTTGGTGTCCTGAGCCGCTTCTGCAGCCTGGGCCTGTGCGTTTTCCTTCTCGGGCGCCTTACCCTCGGCAGCCTTGGTGGCTGTCTTTGTGGTCTTGGCGGTCTTCGCTGTGCTGTTTTTGGCGGCAACCATGGTGCCCTCCCAATACTTGTTCGGTTTAAAAATGGCCAGGCTCAGGCCCGGCCATTTTCAGTTCACGCTACGCCCGGGCCTTAGACAGTTCCCGTAGAGCCGTAGGCCATCTGCCAGAAGCTGAAGCCAGCCGCACCGCGAGCCTCTGCGCCGTAGCGGTACTTCTTCTGCATGAACACGCTTTCGCTGTCCATGTTGGTCTGAGAGACGAACACGGGTGCCTTGCGCTGCTGGTAGATGAAAGGCTTGACGGGCTTAGTCGTGTCCAGCAGATACCAAGCTGTGTCCGAGGTCAGTCGGGACGACACCACCACCTCTGCAGAACCTTTGAACGGGTTGGGTTTACCGTCTTCGAGGCGATCCACCATCATCAGTGCCCTGGCGGTGTCTTCCAGCGCTGGGCCCACCAGCAGAATGTTGGGCTTGATGTTGAGCGGGCGCTCTTCGTCGTCCTTCATTTTGCGCAGGGCTGTGCGGGCTGCACCGAAACTCGCTTGAGCCGCTGCCAGAGTGGCGAAGCTCAGGGCGGCAGTGCCTTTATTGGACACGCTGACAGTACTGCCGTTTTTCTTTTTCACCGGATGGTCCGTGTCAAAGAACGGCTGTCCGTCGTAGCACAGCTCCACGAAGCCTGCGTTGACCAGGTCGAATACCAGCTCGTCCGGCAAATGCGCAGCGCTGTAACCTGCCATCTCCGCTTCCGGGCCGTAGATACCCAGGGTGTCGTCCTCGATGTCGTTGCGGTCCACCTCAATGGTGGCCTCAAAGTCATCGTTGATGATGGTGTAGCCCTGGCCTTTGAGCTGCTTGACAACCTTCTCGCCAACCCACTTGCGCATGGCCGGGAAACGCTCCATCCACTTGTAGCGGTTCTCGGAGGAACCGGAACTCACCATCATGGCGATCTTGTTCCATTCCGGCTCTGCGGCCTGGAGGGCGCGGTTGTACGTGGTCTTCAGGTTGAAGAACACGCCATCGAGTGCACTTTTATTAACAATCACTGATGCTCTCCTTATTCGACCCAGACGCCAGCAGACTCGACAGCCAGAACGGTACCGGACTCAGAGCGAGTGCCAGTGCCATCCGTGCCGGCGACGGTCTCGTCGTCCAGGATGTAACAGGGTTGACCGACCAGGCTCTGGTCGACGGGATCGGCGTCGGAGTTCTTGAACAGGAACGCTTTCTTACGGCGGACCAGACACGTCTCGTCGCCATCGGCACCTTCACTGTTGTCGACGTGGGCATCCGCTCGGCCGACGTAGGTCAGGGTTGTGGCTTCAGAACCAGGCACCAGGTAGCCGGTGGCGTTCACAGCCACTTGCGCTCCCAGGAAGATTTCCACGCCGGCGGCGACTGCGTAAGGCATTACCTCACCGTCGCGCACGGGGGTTATACGATCTTGAGTAAGTGGCATCAGTTCACCCCTCCGTATTTCTTGAGGTCCTCTTCAGAGTTGCCCATCATGCCGGCAATCTGGAGGGTCTCAGCGTTGAGCGCTTTGTCTGAACCGGGGGCCTTGCGACCGTCCAGGCCAGAGTCACCGGTAATAGCCGGGGCGCTTTCAACAAACGTCTTGAAGCGCTCCAGGCCACCGTCAGTGCGGCACTGTGCTTTGTGGTAGTCCACGGTAGACGGGGCAATCTTGAAGTCTTCCAGGGCCTGATTGATGGCCGTGTCGATCGCCTCCTCCTCGCGCTCGTCCTTCAGGGTTTTCAGCGTTTGCTCCGCATTGGCGGCGCGCGTCTGGGCCTGGTCGAAGTCGGCACGGGGCACGTACTTGTCGAGACTCGGGGTAGACTCCCGATTTTTCGCGGTGTCCAGGTCAGCCTGGATTTGATTGAGGGCAGCAATTGCCTGCGCCTCAGTCGCATCCTCGGGTAGACCCAGCTTTTTAAGCAGTTCTTTCCACACGGGGAGTTCCTCCTGGTGGGTTTGCTGGTTCAGAGCGGTTAGCTCCAGGTTGGGTTGGTTGGTCAGGCCCGCGCTGGAAAGCCGGGCAATCTGGTTTTCATCGCGGGTAAACAGAAACACGGGGGAGAGATAGCGGTATTCCTTGCGCTGAAGCTGGGCGATGGCCCTTTCGGTCCATTCCACGCGGCCCCATACGGCACCGTCCCGAACCACCAGTTCCTTGACCCAGCCGGCGGCTGGTGCGTCCTGGCCATTGGGGGCACGGTGTTCGCTGGCATGTTCCCAGTCGATGACCAGGTCCACGTTGCGGTTAACAAACTGATCAACCACACCTTGCGGGTTGCTGTTGCGCCAGGCTCGACCGTCCCGGCCAGTCACGATGTGACCGGCGGGTAGCAGTTCCACCCAATCGGGGATCTCGCCGCTGGGCAGCTCCATGTTCAGCGCCAGGCGCAGGCCCAGGGTCGCCGCTTCGGTGTTCAGGGCCTTGGCAAGGCCGGTGCGGAGTGCGTTTGTTTTTTCCATGCCGCCAGACTAGCGACAGCGCAGGGGGCGCAAGGGCCTGAAGGAGTTCAGGGTGGTGATGGTTCAGGAGGGGAAGCGAAAACGGAACCGGGGCGGTACCGCTGAAAACAGATTATCGGACTCGGCATGTGGTTGGCAATCGCCGAGACCGCATTTAACGCCCATTTAAAAACGACGAACCGGGTTTTACCCCGGCCATGGCAGCTCTGATTGCGTTAGCGGCCTTCAGGGGCTTCTGAGAGCGTTCTACGGCGTGAGCAAAAGTTGACCAAATCAGGGCTGTTCCGAGGCGCGAATCACCTGGCCACGACTGCGGGCCTGTTCCAGGTCTTCATCGGTGGCCGTGCGGTACTCCGTGAGATACAGGCGTTGATTGTCACCACTGCGCCGAACGGTGGCCAGCCACCACGGGTTGCCGGTGTCGCCCTCACGGCTTCGGAATACCACCAGGCCGTCATCGTCCTGGGCAATCAGTATACCCCGATTGATCACGTCCGGCAGCTGCCGGTAGTCCTCGACGGCCAGGCGGTCCGGATCCGGCAGGCGACCCGGCGCCAGGCGGACCACTTGCGTGTCAGCCCCCAGGGCTGTCTGGCCCCGGCGTTCGATGATGCCGGCGGGCAGTTCGCCGTCCGGGCGGCGCACCCAGTCGGTCAGGATCGGGCTGTCCATGACATCCTGGGTGGTAGCCTGGGCCAGGCGCTGGTCGACTGTGTCCAACTTGCCGGTCATGCGATCCCGCAGCACGCGCACTCGGTCCTGCCCCGGGTTGCTCGCCCAGGCGGGGTGTAGGCCCTGGTCTACCTGGGTGATCTCACCGGTGCGCCTGTTGGTAAAGCTGACGGTACGGGTGGGCGGTGGCACACGGCGCACCGGCATAGTACGGCGCTGGCGCCGGCCGGTGGGCAGGCCGGTTCCCGGGTCCGTCTCCAATTCCGCCTGTGGGTCCTGGATGCCTTCGCGTTCCATCCTCTCGGCTTCAACCTCGGACACCTGTCGTACCCGGCACTTGCAACCGTAGCCGTTGGGCGTCATGTGGTCGCGCCACCAGGGGTGGTCCACCGGCAGCAGCGTACCCGCCCAGGACACGTGCTCTTCCCGGTGGTTCTCGCTGGGGCCCAGCTCATACAGCAGGTAAGGCTGAGTTTCCTTGGTGCGCTGGATGCGCTGCCACTGGCCCGCCGATCGGGCGCTGCGCAGGTTGGACTGGTAGATGGTTTTCAGCCGGCGGGGTGAGCCCAGCTGCACGCGGCGGCGCTCGCCGGTGCTCGGGTCGATCTCGTCCTTGATACCCCACCAGCCTTTCTCCTGTAGCTTCGGCTTCAGCTGCCGGGAGAAGTCGCGGAAGGTCTTGCCTTCGGCCAGGGCTTCATCCAGCCCGGCGCGGACATCGTCCAGGATGTCCACCTTCATGGCTTTGGCCACGGTGAATGAATGGGCGTGTTCCTGGCCCCACACATCCTGGAAGTCAAAACCAACGCGCAGATCTTTATCACGGAAATACGCCAGGGCGTCGCGCGGTACCGGGCCGGCCTTAAAGTTGGCCATCAGTCATCCCTCGCATCGCCCAGGCCCCGGGCCTTGAACGTGCTGGAGGCCAGGCGGCGGACCAGTTCCGTCTCGTCCATCTCGTCGAGTACTTCACCCAGGCGTGCCAGGAAGTCTTCCTCGTTTCCGCCTTCCTCGGCCACGCGCTGCGCCAGGCGTTCGATCGGGTCGACCAGCGGTGCGAGCTGCACTTGCCAGTCATCCTCCGCCTCGGCGATTGCCTCAAAGTCCGGCTCGCTTTCGTTGACGACGGACTCGCGGTTTTGAGCGGTCTTTAAAGACTGGTTACTGGCCGATTCAGTACCGGTTAAAACCTGCTGTTCAGGCATCAGAACATCGGCATCCTTGGCCGGATCCGGCAGGCCCAGCTTGTCAGAGATCACCGAGCTTTCCACTTTCAAGCCCAGCGGTACCAGATCTTTCAGCGCGGCGACCAGCTGCTTGAGATCCTCCGGTTCCGGTACATGGATACGGACGTTGGGGTACCGGCGCTGCACACCGTAGTTCAGATCGATGAACGGCTTGACCAGGTCCCGGTTCAGGCTCACGCCCAGATGGCGTGCATCGGCCCGCTGGATGTCTTCCCGCACGTCGTTGTGCACGGTGGCCTGTGCCTGGCTGGATCCGTCGTCCGTGGTCATGGTCTGGCCCAGCACAGCCTTGCTGGTCTGTTTGTCGATCCACTCGGCCAGGCCCTTGAACAGATCGGCACCGCCCTGGGTGTTGGCGATTTCCTGGAACTCGATCTTCATGCCTTCCGGCAGGATGGCGGCGGCATCCGAGCCGAGGTTGGCCACGGCCGACCGCAGGATATCCACCTCGTCGGGTTTGGCGTTGGCGTTGTAGCGACCCAGGCGCAGGGGCATGCCAAACACCTCGGCGAATGCCAGCCAGTCGGTGAGCGTGTAGCTCTTCGCCATGTATGACACCGCCACCAGGCGCGCCAAACCACCGCGCAGCGGGA